ATAAGGTCCGCACTCTTCCCCTATCCTAGTTGACAGACCACATAAAAGTAATCCTTTATTACGAGAGAGTCTTAAGTGGTTTAAATACGTTCTATGGCTTTCATCCTCTGACCACGGCCTTCATCTGGATTATACTGTGCCGCTATTAATCCAACTCCCTGGCAGTTTTTTCTTAATGCTATGATTCACCCAACGATTATGTGCCAAGGATTCTTGACCCGTAAGAAGCCAAATGTCTCAATAACGGCTGATCAGCTTTGACTGTAAGCTGGCGCCCTCGCACTCGGAGAGTGATCGTCCTACTTTCAGCCCACTCTACAATCTTATCCCATGCTTGCCCCTCAGTTAACTGAATCCATTCCACGCAGACTCGCGCATGAAGATAACGTGTCCACTCACGATACGAGAAGCGTGAATCATAGTTCCCAAAGCTGTCTATGATCATCTGGTCAATCTCCTCCTGCAGATCAGCTAAAGATTGATCGGGGCCCGCTGACACGACGTTCAATAGAGCGTCAGACAAAGCAAGAGCCCGATGGGTTAGATTCACATCTTGGCTTGACGCAGGGAGAAGTGGGACGGGGGATGCAATTGTGTCGCCTCGAGGGAGCCCCGTAACTAAGAGCTTTGATCGCCATTTGTATATCAGAAACAGTCGCGCGGAGGTTTCAATCTTCCCCTCGTCAAACTCGAAGAATTCCACACCGGATGCTTTTAGATCACACGACACGGCGATCAGTTCATCATGAGAGAGAAACAATCGCATCAGGATGCGACCGTGCCTTTTGCGAGGGAAGACATGAATGAGTAGCTCTAACCCATATCTATGGCGACCGGCCTCAATGTCAATGATGAGTGTGGAGCGCCCGGTATCATACAATAGCGATCGCGCAACTACCGATTCTTCTAGCCAATTGCCCGATGTCGTATAGGATTCAGGCATCTGAAGATACCGTTCCTGATGTTCAGAGGCTCGTATTAGAAGAGGCTTGTACGCAATAAAGCGATGAGCCTTCATGGGGATGGATGTCCTGAGGTCTAAACCCGCAACAGATGGGCATCCGAGGTCCAGTGCCACCCTAGCGGCTGATCCGTAGCCAGATCCGATAACGATGACCGCCTCGTTCGTGGGGATCAGCTGGGCAAACGTCATCCAGTAGTACAGTGATGTTCCTACGGCATAAGAGTAGCGCTTCCGGTTTCTCAAGAAGACTTCTCGCAATAATTCCAGTCCGCTCCTTGACTGGTCATTGAGCTCTCGAACTCCTGGCTGCAGACTCGACCACTCTAGACGGGTGTATATCCGCGGTTTGGGTGCTGTCGTTGGCAACCGAAGGTCAGGCTGCCTGTAGACCACGATTTGTGCGTCTATGGGGAACACAACCTTCCGGAAGGATTTAAGGAGATCAAGTACAGTCATCTTGTAGGCTTTAACTCTCCTCCCTAACCGGTATTGATCTAGCACCTCGCATACGGTATATTTATGACGCCTGAGGAAAATAGCATGCATATTCATAATCATGCGAAACAGGGTGGTAACTCGATCATTCTCAGAATGCGTTTTCCGTATATACGGAATGATTTGTTTACGGATCAGGTTGTTAACAGTTTTCTCACTTAGGTCTCCCCGCAATCGCCAAAGGTACAAATCAACCAGAATGCATGTTAG